TCAGTATCCAAGGCTATTTAAGGGGTTTTTTGTTACAGCGTCTTCAAGATGATCTGGTGAAAAATGGGCATATATCATTGTCATTTTTATATCAGCATGACCCAGAATATCGCGTAGCACCAGTATGTTTCCGCCGTTCATCATAAAGTGACTGGCGAATGTATGGCGCAGCACATGTGTGCACTGGCCTTCAGGCAGCTCAATACCAGCTCGTTTCACTGCACGCTCAAAAGCTTTTCGGCATGGGGTGAATAACTTCCCTCTGTTTTTAGGGAGTTCGTTATACAAAACCTGAGATATAGGTACGGTTCGGTTTTTCTTGCCTTTAGTTTTGGTGTAAGTGATCCGGTATTTTGATAACTGATGGCCCTGCAGGTTTTCGGCTTCACTCCACCGCGCGCCAGTGGCCAGGCATACCTTTGCGATCATCAACAGGCTGGGGCTTTGAGAATCAGCGCAGGCATCAAGCAGGCGTTTAATTTCGTCCGAGGCCAGGAATGCCAGTTCCCCCTCTGCGATTTTAAATGTTGGTAGGCCGACGAGCGGGTTAGGCGCTGACCAGTGGCCCAGCTTTTTCAGGGTGCCAAAAACGGATGATAAGTTACGCTGCTCCAGGTTTACCGTGCGGGGCTTTACTGGCGACATTAGCGCGCCGTCTTCGTTACGAACTTCACCTTTTAATCGTGCTTCGCGATATTTAGTAAAGTCACCCGCTGTCAGCTCTGAGGCAACGGGATCTCCAAGGCCAGTACATATGATGCTGAGCTTCGCCATCAGGCGTTTGGGGTCCGCGAGAGTCTGCCCGTAGAGGGAATGCCACTGCTCAATCAATTCAGACAGTTTCCGTCGATCTTCCTTCTCCCCCCGCCACGGCTTTTTTTTCACTTCCTCCATGGTGAAGTTTTCGAATGCTACAGCCTCGCCTTTCGTCGCAAATTGTTTGCGCACGCGTTTACCGTCTCGCCCATTTGGGTAGCACTCACACAACCATTTTCCGTTCGGCTGCTTCCTGATGGTCATTTTTAAACGCTCTTAATCGATTTGACAGCACGGCCCACAATTTCAATATCATCCAATGAGCATTCAAAAGATGATTCACCTTGTTGGACAACTAAGCGATTACCGGGAATACGCGCAAGTTTTACGATCGTTTTTATTCCATCAATATCAACAAGCCAAACGCCATTAACGGGAGGCGTGCCGCTACGATCTACGAGATAGGAACCATCATCAGTATGGATAAGCAACGGATTGGTCATGTTGCGGGGGAGCAGACTATTGTCCAATATGACTTTGCCGTAATCCACTAAGGCACCACCATTTAGGGTGGCTTTGTCAATTTCGGGAGCCACAACATCAGATAGCGGCTTAATGTGAGCTGGGTTCACAAAACCAAAACCATTTCCCTGCCCGTTATTATCATTTTTATCCCCTTGTCCTGTCGTTAACCAAAGCAACGACACCCCTGTTTCAAGCGCACATTGTATGATCCATTCCGCAGGGAAACTGTCTCGTAAGTATCTGTTTGCCATGGTGCTTTTTGATACTGATAGATGGTCACATAACTGCTGGCGAGAGCTGAAGTTATACGCCTTGATTAGCCTGTTAATTGCTTCACGACCTCCGCTGTCATTACCAACCTTGATTGATCTCATAAGCAAAACCCTTGACGTATATAAAATGTGATCTTAATATTCACTTAAGGTTTGAAAAACAAACCTTAACCATATAAAACGAGATAAAACGAAACTAAACTAAGAGATACTGCACTATGAGCACTGATATTTCAATTCGTGTACCAAAAGAGATGGCCACGCCTGCAGAGTTCGCGGAATGGGAAGGTATCTCTCGTGGCTCTGTTTATCAAAAAATCCACCATGGTCAGCTCGCTAAATACATGGTGAAGAAGGATAAAAACAAAGGTCGAGTGTGCCTGCGCTATGCGATGTATAAAACGGATCGTATGCGCGAATCTCTTGGTCATTCCAACTTCCGCGTCATTGTTGGTCAGTAAGTTCAATTATGAGAACTTTCGAAGGGGCTAACATGTTTGATTATAAGATCTCCAAACATCCACACTTTGATGAAGCCTGCCGTGCCTATGCTCTACGCCACAACATGGCGAAGCTGGCAGAACGTGCAGGTATGAACGTTCAAACCCTGCGCAATAAGCTCAATCCGGAGCAACCGCATCAGCTCACGGCGCCAGATATATGGCTGCTGACAGATCTCACCGAAGACTCAACACTGGTTGATGGTTTTCTGGCGCAGATTCATTGCCTGCCATGCGTACCGACCAATGAAGTCGCTCGGGAGAAAATACCGCAGTACGTCCTGAAAGCCACCGCCGAGATCGGCCGTGTCGCTGCCAGTGCGGTTTCTGGTGTTCAGCTAAATGCGACCACCCGCCGTCAGGTTGTTGAAAGCATCAATTCTGTTACCCGTCTAATGGCTCTTACCGCGATCTCAATGCAGGCGCGGTTACAAGCAAACCCGGCAATGGCAAGTATCGTCGATACCGTGACGGGCCTTGGTTCTTCGTTTGGGCTGAGCTGAGGTGTTTATGCTGAATAATGAACCTTCATTTGCGTCGCTTCTTGTTAAGCAAAGCCCGGCAATGCACTGCGGCCATGGCTGGATCATGGGGAAAGATGGTAAGCGCTGGCATCCGTGCCGCTCGCAGGATGCACTGTTGGCCGACCTGTCCACTATCCAACAGGGGAAACCATGGCTATTGAAGGTCCTGCAGCGACTGTTCCACTGAGTACCGGTCAGCGCCTGAATGGGCTGAACCACATCGCGGAGCTGAGAGCAAAAGTGTTTGGTCTGAATATTGAGCGAGAGCTGGAACGGTTTATTAATGAGATGCGCGATCCCCGCGACATTAACCACAAACAAAACGAGAGGGCACTGGCCGCCATATTCTTCATGGCAAAAATTCCGGCAGAACGTCACAGCGTCAATATTAATGAGCTGACCACTGACGAAACGCGGGAGCTGATTAAAGCAATGAATCATTTTCGTGCAGTGGTGAGCTTATTTCCCAAACGGCTAACCATGCCGAATTAACCCAAAACAGAAATTAATGGCGTAAACCCGCCGGGCATTCTTTTGCCCTAATTCAGGAGAATTGATTATGCGAAATAGTGAAACCCGCACCACCAAAACCGGACCGGATGATGCTGGTTTATTCCAGCTGTTTAACGAGACTCGCCTGGATGAGCGTAAAAGCTGCGCCTTTGCCGTTTCCATCCGCATGGAGGCACTGGCGCTTCACATCCTACAGAAGGAAATGAATGGAGTGGAGGCAGCGGAATTACTGCGCCGTGAAGTTGCCCGTTATGAAGCTGAATCACGCGGGGACTGGCACTGATGGCTGATTCCATGGATCTCGTACAGCAGCGCGTCGAAGAAAACCTGCAGCGCCATATTCATAACCCCGCACCAGAAAGCCAGGCATTGCCCGCGTTCTTTGCATCGACTGTGACGCGCCAATACCAACGGCTCGCAGACAAGCCATTCCGGGCGTGCAGTGTTGCGTGACGTGTCAGGAAATCGCAGAACTGAAAGGCAAGCATTACACCCGAGGCGCGCTGTGAGCTTAGGAGCCTGTCAGTGATGCCTGAGTTAACAAAAGACAAAGGTGGCCCTACAGAGGCCGCCGGGGCTTTCCCATGGAACGCTCCGAAAAAAGCAGTAAACCCCTATCTGGACCCGGCGGATGTTGCGCCGGTGTCTGCGCTTTCAAACCTGATCACTCTTTACGTTGCGGATAACGAGCAGGAACAACTGCGCCGTGAGGCCCTGAGTGATGAGGTCTGGGAACGCTATTTCTTCAATGAGTCCCGCGATCCTGTTCAGCGTGAAATGGAACAGGACCAGCTCATCAGTCGCGCCAAAATGGCCCGTGAGCAACAGCGCTTTAATCCCGATTTAGTCATTGTGGCCAACGTCAGCGCCGAACCCGCCCACGTCAGCAAACCTCTGCTGGAAAGAATTAAGTTCTTTGAAGGGCTGGGCAGGCCGAAGGCATATTCCCGCTATCTGCGCGAAACCATCAGGCCGTGTCTTGAGCGGCTGGATCGTGTGCGTGAAAGTCAGGTGTCTGTCTCGTTCCGGTTTATGGCGAGCCACGAAGGGCTGGAGGGGCTGCTGGTTCTGCCGGAAATGAATCAGGAGCAGGTCAAGCGCCTGTCCACGCTGGTTTCGGCGCATATGAGTATGTGTCTCGATGCGGCCTGCAGCGATTTGTTTGTGACGGATGACGTGAAACCTGAACAGATCCGCCAGTCATGGGAAAAGGTGGCGGCAGAGGCTATGCGTCTTGATGTTATTCCTCCCGCCTTCGAACAACTGCGCCGAAAGAAACGCCGTCGTAAGCCGGTTCCCTATGACCTGATTCCGGGTTCGCTGGCGCGTATGCTGTGTGCAGACTGGTGGTATCGCAAGCTGTGGCAGATGCGCTGCGAGTGGCGGGAGGAACAGCTGCGTGCGGTTTGCCTGGTCAACAAGAAAGCGTCCCATTATGTCAGCTATGAAGCCGTGATCCACAAACGCGAGCAGCGTCGTAAATCGTTGGAATTTTTCCAGTCGCACGAGCTTGTCAATGCCGACGGTGACACGCTGGATATGGAAGACGTGGTGAACGCCAGCAGCAGCAACCCGGCGCATCGTCGTAATGAAATGATGGCCTGTGTGAAAGGACTGGAGCTGATCGCCGAAATGCGCGGCGACTGTGCCGTGTTTTATACCATCACCTGCCCGTCACGCTTCCACGCCACGCTCAACAACGGCAGGCCCAATCCGAAGTGGACCAGCGAAACGGTCCGGCAGAGCAGTGATTACCTGGTTGATACCTTCGCCGCATTCCGCAAGGCCATGCACAAAGCCGGGCTTCGCTGGTATGGCGTGCGCGTTGCTGAGCCGCATCACGACGGCACCGTGCACTGGCATCTGCTGTGCTTCATGCGCAAAAAAGATCGCCGCACGCTCACTGCGCTGCTACGTAAATTTGCCATCCGCGAGGATCGCGCCGAGCTGGGCAACAATACCGGCCCGCGCTTCAATTCCGAACTTATCAACCCACGTAAGGGCACACCGACCAGCTACATCGCCAAATACATCAGTAAGAACATCGACGGTCGCGGACTTGCGAAAGAGATCAGCAAAGAAACCGGTAAATCACTGCGCGACAGCGCCGAGCACGTCAGTGCCTGGGCATCCCTGCACCGCGTCCAGCAGTTCCGTTTCTTCGGCATTCCTGGGCGTCAGGCATACCGCGAGCTGCGCCTACTGGCTGGGCAGGCCGCAAGAGCGCAGGGCGATAAAAAAGCAGGCTCGCCGGTACTGGAAAATGCTCGACTGGATGCCGTGCTGGCTGCCGCCGATGCGGGCTGCTTTGCTACCTACATCATGAAGCAGGGTGGCGTTCTGATTCCCCGCAAACATCATCTTATCCGAACCGCATACGAGCTTAACGACGAGCCGAGCGCCTACGGCGATCACGGCATCCGTATCTATGGCATCTGGTCCCCGATCGTTGAGGGGCGGATCTGCACGCATGCAATCAAGTGGAAAATGGTTCGTAAGGCCGTTGACGTTCAGGAGGCGACAGCCGACCAGGGCGCTTGCGCCCCTTGGACTCGTGGCAATAACTGTCCCCCTGTTGAAAATTTGAACCAATCAGGGGGCGAAGTACCGGATATTACGTCCATGGATGAAAAGGCGTTGCAGGACTATCTGCACGGCATGGGCAAAAAGGAACGGCGGGAGCTGGTCGCCCGGCTCAGGCTGGTAAAACCGAAACGGAAAAAGTCTTACAAGCAGGATATTTCTGAGCAGCAGCGCCTGCAGCTGGAGTATGAACTGCACTCCAGAGGATTCGATGGCAGTGAGTACGAGGTGAATTTACTTTTACGCGGCGGCAGCCTTCCGTCAGGGGGAGGGCTGCGCATCTTTTACCAAAACGGGCGGCTGCGCGAGGATGACAAGTGGCGTCAGTATTACTGACAAACCGCAAATATTTCCTGTTTTTGACTCATATCAGGGCTTTCTTATTGAAGTCCAAAAAAGCGTTTTACATTTATAAATTGGTACTATACTGTATATATAAACAGTGTATATACATACAGTTATCTTGTGTAAGTGGCCGTGATAGGAGGGAAAATGCAGGATTATCTTTTGGAGTCATTGAAACTTCAGCGCATTGATTTTTTCGTAAAACTGGTAGCGGCAAGCGATTGCAGTGAAGAAGAAAAGCGGCTGGCTATCCAGTGGGTTTCCGAGCTGACTGACGAGCTGATGGCGAAAATTCGTAACCATGAATACAGCCGCACAATGGACGCTACCAGTTAGGGGGAATCTATGCACATTGAAATAATGATCGATAAAGAGCAGAAGATAAGCCAGGCAACACTGGAAGCCCTTGAATCTGAGCTTTACCGAAATTTGCGCCCTCTCTATCCAAAAACGGCAATCCGCATACGTAAGGGAAGCGCTAACGGCCTGGAGCTGAGCGGTTTAAAACTGGACGAAGATAAAAAGCGGGTGATGGAGATTTTGCAGCAGGTCTGGGAGGACGACAGCTGGTTACACTGAAACGTTGCCCTCGAAAGAACTCATTATGGGGGTAAGGTTGAACAACGAGCGCAACGAGAGGTGAGATGTGGCGGTCATTTGGATGAGTGATCGCCCGCTTAGTATCAGTCATGGGTGTTTCTGGCTTTGCAAAGAATAGTAGACGGTGAATAGGCAAAGGAGAACGGGTGAGTTGGACTAAATTGTATTGTAATTTTAATTGCTATCCGTACCCCTATAAGTTAACGTAAATAGTGAAACATGGCAGGCTCGAAAGGTTTGTCTCTTGTGGTGATACACATAAATTTGAGGTCAAAATTATGACTATGCCTAGTTATTCCCCTTTTTTTAAAACTGTATATGATGAACAATCCCCAGTTGGACATCTTGGTCGTGGGACGCACTACTCTATTTTGAGTGCTGTCCAGTGGAAGTCTTCTCTTTATACAAATCATCCCAGCCCAAAAATCCATACATTCGCCATTTTATGGGATGAAGACCATGATGAAAGGGTTTTAAATGTCCTTGAAGTTGCTTACATGTCTAACCTTATGCCTGCCGTTAAATTTGTAGGTGAACGCAAAGGTTCGCTTTTTGTAGTCTTCGATAGCAACTTGAAAAGCTTAGGTAAAACCATTCTTGAACCTATGTTTAAAGAGTGGTATCGCATCTGCCAGGCTGGATATGCTGACGATGTGTGGAGTTTTGAGTACGGATTTGATGACGATCCTGCATTAACAGGAATTATCAATGATAGGAATGAGAAAGTTAATTTGTACTTAGCCAATATTGCTAATTTATGGCCTCTTGGCCAGAGTGACTATATTCCTGTTAATTTGATGGATAGCTATAAACCAGTGTCGTCTCCTTTTTTGCCAAATAGTGGTAAATCACTGTTTAACAAATCTTAGTTTGAGTTAAAAAGGAGCCCTCTGGCTCCTTTTCACGTTTTGTCATCAACATATTCTTCACTTCTCATATAAGAATTTGGGAAAAACAAGTCGTTTATTCTTGAGCACTTCTGAATGTAAGAGTTCAACTTAAACAAACTCCTACCTTTCGTTTACGGCTGACCTTCAACTTTCTTTGCACGTCTGCTCCATTTTACAAACGGTCATTCGGATGCAGATTTAAACCTCCCTGGCAAGTGCATGTCTATGCTGCATGAGTATGCATGAACGATTGAGGATCGTTTTAGCTCAATCCCGCTAGTTCTGACAGGCTTTGGCTTATGTCATGCACCTGCATGAAAACCGCTTCAAGAAGCGGCCAGGCGTGGCGGGGATACGAGCGCGCGCAACAGTTTAAATCTTCGTTGGACTGCTAATTTTGATAGTGATGAGAAGAAGAAGGCAACAGAAATGAGCGCCTAGTTGAATACAACTGAGGCGCTTTAATTACCGGACCAGCACGGGTCTTCTTAACCTACCTATTTTCTTGATTTTTTCTTCGTATCATCGTGATCGAATGCTTGGCGGGTTGGGGGCCTACTGGGAGGTGGCGGCGGGGGAGGCGGCAAAGAATTAGGTTTCTCATTTTTGGTCATCTTTATTTTTCCTATTATTTGGATTATCGCCGTGGCTTTCTCTAACTAACCGTGTGATTGGTGGTTTGGGTGGTGGTGGGGGTGGTGGTGGTGGTGCTTTAGGTTTTTGGTTGTCGGTCATTTTTGCTGTCCTTTCTGTCCTTTCGTAGTTGTCTCGCTTTTGAATCGTCTTCAATTACGATCCTTCTTGCGGGTGGTGTAGGCTGAGGAGGAGGTGGTGGTAATGGTTTTTTCATCAAGCTCTCCTGACGTTTTCAAGAGGAATTATCAAATAGGTAGGGGAATTTTCCTTTCGTGGTGATGCTGCATCTAAATCAGCCAAAAGAAATATGGTTACTGCTGCGAGAATTGGAATCCATGACCAAACAAGATATTTTGTTGACTCAAATAGTTTGCTGGAACGCACTTCGTTGATATTACTATTCCAACTGGCACATTCTCTGATTTCCTGGTGTATAAAATCCCATAGTTTATCATCTGGGTTATGACTATTATCATATGTAAGTCCATTATCATCACAATACTTTTTATATGTTCCTTCATAATCAATTAACTGAGTGTGATGCTCATGCAACGCTTGAGGTGCAGGACAATATTTAAATTTATTGCCCCAAATGACTTGCTTTAATAAAATAGATGAAACAAGAGTTAAAATAAAGGAAGTCGCGGTGAATAAAAAAACGAGCCAAGCAAGAAATGGGTGCGCTTCATAAGATGTGTTTTTTGCGAGATATGTGAGTATAGTTGCAGTGATTACTATTAAGCCGAATTCAGCTTGAGCGCGGGTATGTATCTTATCTTTATTCTCAATTTCAGAGAAATAAAGTTTTTCGTAAAATTCTAATGCTTTTTCCTTTTTCATTTTTAGATTCAGTGTGATGTCCATGTATCAAACATAATATGATAACAAAAAAAGAACAGCCATAGATCCTGAGGCTGAAGAAAAAACTAGTCGCTTGATAATTCGTAATTCGTGAACTCTATCACGTTTTCACCTAGCCATTTATTAATCTCTTCAACGCGTCTCTGGAGTGGCATAAGTTCATTACGAACAAATACCCGACTAGCCTTCTCAACATCCCCAAACCCTCCAACATTACTCGGCATGATCCCCATCATTTGCGGCGGAACGCGGTGCGCTGCCATCATGTCGTCCCGGCTCACGTTCTTGATATTCAAAAACTCATCCTTTGCCGCCACCTCAGACAGCGGGATGATTTGAATCCCGTCCTTCTTACCGTTGGGCGAGTACATAAACAGGTTGCGGAAGTTGCCCGGCCCTTTGGCGCTTTTCATTGCCTGGCGGATGTTGTTCACATCCTCCTGGTTCTGCGCGGCGTCGGTCATGTACATGATGAAACCCGCGTGGCTGCCGTTGATGTAGTACTTACGGCGGAAAAGGGTGGCTGACTCGTTCAGTAGGGCGGAAGGGATGGCGGACAGGTATTCCGGCAGGCCGTAAATTTCCTGATTCAGGTCCGGCTCCATCAGATGAAAAATGCTGCCCTTGGTGAACTCGTACGGCTGTGTGGTCATACCGTATTGCACAAACCAGTAAGTATCCATATCCACGCCGCGACGGGTGTATTTAGCCAGCGACGGCTCCAGCGACAGAATACCGCCTAGTCGGTTGGTGCGCTTCTCCAGATAGGCGTTACCGAATACGAGATAGTCCTGCACAAAGCGGCTGAACGCCTGCTGGCTCAGCAACGGATGCGGGATAAAGGTGCTAGTCAGAATGTTGCGCTTCACGGCAATCGGTGAGCTGTGATGTACGGCCGCACGGTAAGTGCGGGCCAGCCCATCAAAGCTGACCGGCGGCTCATACCAGCGGTCCATCTGCACGCATTCCACATAATCCAGCAGCTCGCGGCGGTCCAGTACTGGGATCGGGTCGCCGAAGCTGAAGGCTTCTGCGCTTGTCGCGCTGTTGTGCTCAGTGCTTTGCGCGGCTGTGGCGCGGTTTTTCTTACTCTTGCCCATCAAAAAATCTCCACAATATTGCTGGTATTGGCGGATTCGCCCTGCAGCGGTTCGTTAAACAATGCGTGCATCGTGGCCCAGGCCAGATCGGCATGACTGGCTTCTTCGCTGCGGCTGGCTTCGTAGGTCGGGCGGTTGCCGCTGGCGGTGGTGGCGCGGCGGATTGCCATGAATGACTGCGCGATATCGGTGTGTCCGGCGTCGAACTCCAGACGGCGGTGGCTGATAATGTCGTAGGCCTTGAGCACTAGGGCGTTCTTGACGTTGGGGTTGTAGACAAACTCGCGCACGGCAGGGAAGAACGCCTTCACGTTCTCATACACGCCGTGGCCGACGCCGGTGGAGTCGATGCCAATGTAGGTCACGTTGTACTGTTGCGTCAGCTTTTTGATGGCGTCCGCCTGGGCGCGGAAGTCCATTCCGCGCCACTGATGGCGCTCCAGAATGCGGAACTTGCCGCCCGGCACCGTGGGCGGTGCCATCACCACGCAGCCCGCGCTGTCACCGTTCTGCGTACCTTTTGCCGGGTCATAGCCGATCCACACTTCACGCCAGCCAAACGGGCGAAGCGCCAGGGCGTGAAAGTCGCTCCAGACTTCCCAGCTGTCCACCATGCAGGCCTGCAGCTCGCTGAGCGGGAACACGGACGCCAGATCGTCGATAAACTCGCACATCAGCAGGTTCTGGTATTCGTCCGGGCTGTACTCCATGCGCAGCTGGTCGATGTCGAACAGGTTACAGCCGCCGCGCACCGCGTCTTCCACGGTGACAATCTGGCGATACTGTCCGTCCGGGCAGAGCAGGCCGGGGGCCAGGCTGCCGTGGGTCAGGTCAATATCCACTTTGTCCGCTTTGGCGCGGCCCCGGTTGAACAATGCGCCGGACCAGAACGGATACGCGCTGTGCGTCAGGCTGGATGGCGTGGAGAAATAGGTCTGGCGCCATTTTTTGTGAATAGCCATCCCGGAGGCGACTTTGCGCAGCTCCTGGAATTTCGGTATCCAGAAATATTCATCCAGGTACAGGTTGCCGTGGTAGCTCTGCGCCGTGCGGGCGTTAGTGCCGAGGAAGTACAGACACGCGCCGTTGCTGAGCGTCATCGGGTCGCCTTTCAGCTCCACATCGACCTCTTTGGCAAAGTCGATGATGTACTGCTTAAAGACGTGCGCCTGCGCCTTGCTGGCGGAGAGGAAAATCTGGTTGCGGCCGGTGGTGATGGCGTCAATCAGCGCTTCACGGGCAAAGAAGAAGGTCGCCCCAATCTGGCGAGACTTGAGCAGGTTGCGGATGCGGTGCTGGTTGCCTGCCTCCCACCAGTGGCGCTGGTAGGCAAACATCGAGTCGTGGAATACCTCCTGCAGCTTCTCGATCTGCTCGTCGGTAAACAGGTTTTTTTCCGGCTGTTTGCGCGGGCCTTTGTTGCGGTTGGCGACGTTGGGGTTGAGGTCGGCTTCGTTGCCGCCGTCGTTGAACTTGCCTATGCGGGCGTGTCGCTCGGACTGGCGCGCCAGCAGGTCAATTTCCTTAAAGTCTTTCCCTTCTTTCTGCTCCTTCATGATGAGCTGGCAGTAGCGCGCGGCGGTGGTGAGCTGCATCTGATCCAGCGGCCCGTACTCGCCCCATTTGTCGCGTTTTTTCCAGCTGTGAACGGTTGCAACTTTCTCGCCCAGCATTTCAGCAATGCGGGCTACGCGGTATCCCTGAAAGTACAGCAGCATGGCCTGCCGACGGGGATCGAGGTCTGCGGGGGTCAGTGTCATATCCATGGCACAAGCCTACGGCCTTGACTGACGGCTTTCTTCGGCTTCGTTTTGTATGGCGAAAGGCACAAGCGCCGCGCGTTGTCTCACTCCCCCCATCCCCGCAACCATAAGGCTCCAGACAGTTTTCTAACGGAGCACGGCTCATGACAGTGAAAGCAAAGCGTTTCCGCATCGGGGTGGAAGGTGCCACCACCGACGGACGCGAAATCCAGCGCGAATGGCTGGAACAGATGGCGGCGAGCTACAACCCGACGGTTTACACCGCGCTGATTAACCTTGAGCACATCAAGTCTTACGCCCCGGACAGCGCCTTTAACCGCTACGGCCAGGTGACGGCGCTGGTTGCCGAAGAAATCAAAGACGGTCCGCTGGCAGGCAAAATGGCGCTGTATGCCGACGTGGAGCCGACCACCTCACTGGTGGAACTGGTTAAAAAAGGCCAGAAGCTGTTCACCTCCATGGAGGTCAGCCCTAAATTTGCCGATACCGGCAAAGCCTATCTTGTCGGACTGGCCGCAACCGACGATCCCGCGAGCCTTGGCACCGAAATGCTGGCGTTCAGCGCCAGTGCCGCCCACAACCCGCTGGCGAACCGCAAGCAGAAGCCAGACAACCTGTTTTCTGCCGCTGAAGAAACGCTGATCGAACTGGAAGACATCCAGGACGATAAACCCTCCCTGTTTGCCCGTGTCACCGCGCTGTTCACCAAAAAAGAGCAGACCGACGACGCGCGTTTTTCTGACGTGCATCAGGCCGTGGAGCTGGTTGCCACCGAGCAGCAGAATCTGAGCGAACGCACCGCAAAATCTATGACTGAGAACGGCGAACGCCTGTTCGCGCTGGAATCCTCCCTGCAGGAGCAGCAGGCCGCCTTTGCTGAGCTGGAGCAGAAGCTCAACCGCGAAGACAGCCGCAAGGACTACCGCCAGCGCGCGCCGGGCGGTGACGCTCCGGCTGGCACCGTGACCAATTGCTGAGGAGCAAAAACACAAATGAAACAGAAAACCCGCTTTGCCTTTAACGCCTACCTGCAGCAGCTGGCTCGCCTGAACGGTGTGGCCGTGACCGAGCTTGCCAGCAAGTTCACCGTGGAGCCGTCGGTATCCCAGACGCTGGAAGATGAAATTCAGCAGTCCGCCGCGTTTCTGACGCTGATCAACGTGATGGGCGTGGCTGAGCAGTCCGGCCAGCTGCTGGGGCTGGGCGTCGGCAGCACTATTGCCGGAACGACCGACACCACCACTAAAGAGCGCGAACCCACCGATCCGACGCTGATGGCCGACGTGGAATACAAGTGCGAGCAGACCAACTTCGACACGGTGCTGACCTACGCGAAGCTGGACCTGTGGGCCAAGTTCCAGGACTTCCAGGTGCGCATCCGCAACGCCATCGTGAAGCGCCAGGCGCTGGACCGCATCATGATCGGCTTCAACGGCGTGAAGCGTGCCAAAACCTCCAACCGTGCCGAAAACGTGCTGCTGCAGGACGTGAACAAGGGCTGGCTGCAGAAAATCCGCGAAGACGCGCCGGACAACGTGCTGGGCACTAAAACGGCAGACGACGGCACCGTGACCGTCGAACCGGTGAAAGTCGGTAAGGGCGGTCTGTACACCAACCTGGACGCGCTGGTGATGGATGCGGTCAACGAGCTTATCGATCCGATTTTCCAGGACGATGACGAGCTGGTTGTGGTCTGTGGCCGTGAGCTGTTATCCGACAAGTATTTCCCGCTGGTCAACAAGGAGCAGGAGAACAGCGAGAAAATCGCCGCCGATCTCATCATCAGCCAGAAACGCATGGGCGGCCTGCAGGCCGTGCGCGCGCCTTACTTCCCGGCGAACGCGGTGTTGATCACCCGTCTGGATAACCTGTCCATCTACTGGCAGGAAGACACCCGCCGCCGCTCGGTTATTGACAACCCGAAACGTGACCGCATCGAAAACTTCGAATCGGTGAACGAGGCCTATGTGGTCGAAGACTACCGCTGCGCGGCCCTGGTGGAAAACATCGAAATCGGTGATTTCAGCGTGCCTGCCGCACCGGACGCCGGGGAGTAACGCATGAGCCTGAGTCCCGCACGGCAGCACCGCCTGCGCATTCAGGCCGAGCAGGCCGCCCGCGAGGGCGGCAGTGTTCGCCATGCGTCGGGTTATGACCTGATGCTGCTCCAGCTGGCAGAAGACCGTCGCCGCCTCAAGGGCATCCAGTCCACGGTGAAAAAGGCGCAAATCAAGGTGGAACTGCTGCCGAAATATTCCGCCTGGGCGGATGGTGTACTGGCCGCCGGAGGTGCGCAGCAGGACGACGTCCTGATGTACGTGATGCTGTGGCGTATCGATGCCGGGGATTATGCCGGTGCGCTGGAAATCGGGCGTCATGCCCTGCGCCATGGCTGGGTGATGCCGCTGGGCAACCGCAACGTGCAGACCGTGCTGGCAGAAGAAATGGCCGACGCGGCGCAAAGCGCAATGCTCGCCGCTGCCCCTTTTGATGCCGATCCACTGCTGCAGGCGCTGGACCTGACCACCGGGCAGGATATGCCGGACCAGTCACGGGCGCGCCTGCACAAAGCCATCGGCGCGGTGCTGAGCGAGAACAATCCGACATCGGCTCTGAATCACCTCACTCATGCGCTCCAGCTCGACGCCCGCTGCGGTGTGAAGAAAGACAAAGAGCGGCTGGAGCGCAGACTGCGCAACGACCGCTGACGGAACGTGCCCCGCGCACGGGCGGCACGGGATAGCGACAGGCTTTGCCTTATCAAAATCCCGTCCACCGCCCACTTATTCAGGAGAAGACCGCATGAAGTTTGTTGCGCCCGAACCGGCACCGGAACAGGCGGAGGTCATCAAAAACACGCCGTTCTGGCCGGATGTGAGCTTGTCGGAATTTCGTAGCGTGATGCGCACTGACGGCACGGTGACGCAGCCGCGCTTAAAGCAAGTGCTGCTGACCGCCATTTCAGAAGTGAACGCCGAGCTGTTCGACTTCCGCAACCGCCAGCGAATGCTCGGCTTTCAGGCACTGGCTGATGTACCGGCGGATGTGCTCGACGGCAAAAATGAGCGTATCCAGCATTACTACAACGCCGTCTATTGCTGGGCGCGCGCCGTGCTCAATGAGCGTTATCAGGACTATGACGCCACGGCGTCCGGTGTGAAGCGAGGGGAAGAGCTGGCCGAGGCCAGCGGCGACCTGTGGCGGGATGCGCGCTGGGCGATCAGCCGGGTGCAGGATGCGCCACACTGCACGGTGGAGCTTATCTGATGAAAGTGCGTGCGCACCAGTATGACACGGTGGACGCGCTGTGCTGGCGTCACTACGGGCGCACGCAGGGTGTCACGGAGCAGGTATTACGTACCAATCCGGGGCTGGCTGAATATGGCCCCTTTTTACCGCACGGGCTGCAGGTGGAGCTGCCGGAGCTCCCGGCATCGACCACCGCGCAGACCGTCCAGCTATGGGACTGAATCATGACACTTGAGAGAGTCAGCGCCTTTATCACTTACTGCATCGCCGTGCTGCTGGCCTGGCTGGGCGATCTGTCGCTCAAGGATGCGTCAACGGTTGGCGGCGTGCTGATTGGTGTGCTGATGCTGGCGATCAACTGGTACTACAAACACCAGTCTTTCAAACTGCTGCGCGGCGGCAAAATCTCGCGAGGGGAATATGAATCCTTCAATCGTTAAGCGCTGCCTGGTCGGGGTGGTGCTGGCTATCGCCGCCACGCTGCCCGGTTTTCAGTCGCTGCAGACCTCTGCGGAGGGGCTGAAAATGATTGCCGATTACGAGGGCTGTCGCCTGCAACCGTACCAGTGCAGCGCGGGTGTGTGGACTGACGGGATCGGCAACACGTTCGGCGTGACGCCGGGCAAAACCATCACGGAACGGCAGGCGGCGCAGGGGCTGATTAGCAATGTGCTGATTGTCGAACAGGCGCTGGAGAAGTGCGTGATGCCACCCGTGCCGCAAAAGGTCTATGACGCGGTGGTGTCGTTCGCCTTCAACGTTGGGACGGGTAATGCCTGCAGCTCCACTATGGTGAAACTGTTGAACCAAAAGCGCTGGGCGGATGCCTGCCATCAGCTACCGCGCTGGGTGTACGTCAAAGGCGTGTTTAATCAGGGGCTGGACAACCGCCGTGCGCGGGAAATGGCCTGGTGTCTGCAAGGTGCAGGGGTATGACGCGCACGCTGGCGATAGTGCTGGCGCTGCTACTGGCTGCGCTGGTCTGGCAGTCGTGGCGGCTGAACAATGCCCGCCACGCCATCGAAGCGCAGAGTGAAGAGCTGGAAACCAAAACGCAGGCACTGGCGAAGAAAAACAGCCAGCTGATCGGCCTGTCCATTCTGACCGAAACCAACAGCCGGGAGCAGATGCGGCTTTATGCGGCAGCGGAGCAGACTTCCACGCTGCTGCGTCACCGCCAGCACCGGATAGAGGAGCTAAAACGTGAAAACGAGGATTTACGCCACTGGACTGACACTCCTTTGCCTGCTGACATTATCCGGTTGCGGGAACGTCCGGCCCTCGCCGGAGGTGCGGCTTACCGTGAATGGCTGTCCCAGAGTGACGCCGTGCAGCCTTAACCCGTCAGCCCCGCGTACTAATGGCGATCTGAACGCGATGCTGGATGAAACCGAGGCCGCCTGGGCGGTCTGTGCTGACAAAGTGGACACGATAGTGGCGTGCCAGGAGCGAAACAGTGAACAAGCCGCAGTCCTTACGCATCGCCCTGAATAAGGCGGTGCCCTATGTGCGCGATAACCCGGACAAGCTGCATCTGTTCGTGGATAACGGTTCCCTGGTGGCAACCGGCGCGCAGTCTATGTCTTGGGAATACCGTTACACCCTCAACGTGGTGATCGAGGATTTCAGCGGCGACCAGAACCTGCTGATGGCCCCGGTGCTGCTGTGGCTTAAAGTGAATCAGACGGATGCCATCAACAATCCGCAGCTACGTGAAAAGCTGTTCACCTTTGAGGTGGATATTCTGCGCAACGACGTGTGTGATATCAGCCTGAACCTGCAGCTGACGGAGCGCGTGCTGGTCAGCACCGACGGCGGGATCTCGACGGTTGAGGCAGAGCCAGAACCTGACGAGCCTGAGGAAATGTGGACGGTGAAACGTGGATAATCTGCATAAGGTGGATGAGTGGCTGGCGGCCCTGCTGGGGAATCTGGAGCCTGCAGCCCGTCAGCGCATGATGCGGGAGCTGGCGCAGGAGCTGCGCCGGAACCAGCAAAATAATATCCGGCTGCAGCGTAATCCTGATGGTAGCGGCTACGAGCCGCGAAAGGTCACGGCCCGGACTAAAAAGGGGCGCATCAAGCGGCAGATGTTCTCGAAACTGCGCACCGCGAAATACCTGAAAACTGCAGCCAGCGCGGAGTCAGCCAGCGTGCAGTTTGAGGGGAAGGTGCAGCGCATTGCGCGAGTGCATCACTATGGTTTACGTGATTATGTGTATCGCAACGGACCGAAGGTACGCTACCGAGAGCGAAAATTACTAGGAATAAATCATAATTCCACAGATGTGATACAAAGCATGTTATTTACTTGGTTGTCTAAAAAATAAGCGCATTTCCTCTTGATGAATGATTGACAAGAGAAATTCGCTGATAGATGATTTAATAAGCTTTTAATTGACTGAGTTAGTTATTGTGAAAGATCTTATCCTAGTGCTGCAAGTTGTACTAACATGGCCTACAGCATTTATTTTTGCTTTATGTATATTATATCGCCCAATAACTCTTTTGCTAAAAAGAATAGTCGAAAGCAATACAGCGAAAGCAAAGCTAGGTTTTGTAGAACTCGAACTCGGTGAGTTGGCTAAAAGAGGAAAGAATGCTGTAGATACTTTTAATGAGTTATCAATTACAATGGCAAAAACCAGACAGTTAGAGCTGGAGATTACTAAAGAAAATTTTTCTCATTCTTTTTCCTCAAGTCAGCAAGTTAAATTAAATGGTTTAATGCTGGAATTGGAAAGGAAAATAACTCACCTTGAAGGGCAGATAGATGAAAATTTATCTATTGAAAAATAAGATTGTCATATCTTTTTCACCTGTTATTTCTGTGGCGATAAAAGTCTACGTTCGAGATGGGCAGGTTTTGTCTGATATCTTTCATGAAAGGAATGTTCAAAAAGGTGAGGTTGATTGTGGAATACCTCTTTTCAATAGCGATGTGATGGGTAATGATGCAGTGGAGCATCTACTTCATATGTTGACTCTCAATGAGAGTGATAATTTTGATAAAATCATACAGTATAATGATGCTCAAATTGAAATATATAATTCTATAAATGCAAGCAAATCTCTTAGTGAGCTTTTTTCAGATTGTGGTAATCTTGCGTGGGGGATAATTTTAAATAATTACTACGGATACAATTTCCATACGGTTGAATATTTGGCGAGGATGAAAAGAAGAGCCCTTTTTTCTGTCTTGGCTGAAACCCCGCCTAAAGAAAAAATAATAAATTTATTAAAAAAGACTTCAATGCTTCATGGGCGTAGATATGAGTTTATATTGTTATCAAAATGTTTGAAAGATAATGATATCATAGAGGCTTATAAGCATAAGCAATCAGTTACTTTGCAAGAGTTATATTTGGCGTATTATTATCGCGCATTGTCTGGAACGACTCTTTTGAGTAACATTTGTCGCGATAAAAAGGATTTTTTGAGAGAGTATCGAGTTGGGATGCTGTCACTTGTCAAATTAGTGAAAGATAGTATTCGTATCGGAGAGAATATTGGAATTAAAAAGTCTTATGACATTGTTATGGGCTGTGATGGCCGTGACGATGTTAAATCCTTACACGATAAATGGTCGCAAAGGTTAAGGGAGACGACGAAATATTTAAGAGATGATGTCCATTTTGAAGAACCAAGTTTAATGGTTTCAGAGGGGATTGAATTCATCAACTCCATTAATAAACTTATCACTGAAGGTAAGGAAATGGAGCATTGTTTGGCCTCATATAAGATTAAAGCGCTGAATGGTGAAAGCTATGTGTATAAAGTTAGAACCCATTGGAACGAACGCGTGACAGTGGAGCTAGGACTTTCAAATGGAATTTATATCCTAAAGCAAGCTAAAGGTTTTCGGAATGCAGAACCAAGTAACTTGGCTTTAAACTATGTTCACACTTGGTTGGAAACGGAAAATAAAAAGTTAAAGAGATTATTACAAGAATACGAGCATAATTTGCACAACGCTATGAGTGCATGAATGGTTGAATTGTACCATCGCCCCCACAAGTTCCTTCTTTTTAATTACCCAAAGTATTCATTCACTCTATGTGTATGAATACACAACTCACAGAAATCATGCGCCTTATCACCAACCTGATCCGCACCGGCACCGTGACCGAAGTGGACCGGGAGAACTGGCTATGCCGGGTGAAGGTGGGCGACCTCGAAACCAACTGGATTAACTGGCTGACGCTGCGCGCCGGTGGTGCCCTTACATGGTGGTGCCCGTCGCCGGATGAGCAGGTGGTGGTCCTCAGCATGGGCGGGAATCTCGAAACCGCGTTTGCGTTGCCTGCCATTTACTCCAGCCAGTTTGCGCCGCCGTCGGATTCCGTGGACGGTTGCGTGACGCAGTACCCTGACGGCGGCTGGTTTGAGTACGAACCCGCCACCGGGCGCTGGCATGTCAGGGGGATCAAATCCATGGTGATCGAGGCTGCCGACAATATCACCCTCAAAACCTCGGAGTTTGTGGTGGAGGCCGACACCACGCGCATCAACAGTGAAGTGATCATTAATGGCGGCGTCACCCAGGGCGGCGGCGCGATGAGTTCCAACGGAATTGTGGTCGATAACCATGCTCATATCAAAGTCATGAAGGGCGGCGACACGTCGGGAGGTCCGGTATGACGCTATATCTCGGCATGAGCCAGAGCAACGGCAAAGCCATTACGGACACAGATCATTTGCGCCAGTCGGTGCGCGATATTTTGCTGACTCCGCAGGGTAGTCGCATTGCCCGGCGTGAATATGGTTCCTTGCTGTCAGTACTGATTGACCAGCCGCAAAACCCGGCGCTGCGCCTGCAGATCATGTCGGCGGTATATATGGCGCTGAGCCGCTGGGAGCCACGCCTGACGCTGGACTCCATCACCATCAATTCTCTCTTTGACGGCTCGATGGTGGTTGACCTGACCGGGGAGCGCAACAACGGTGCACCAGTTTCCCTTACCGTATCAACAGGATCAGACAATGGCGGTCATTGACCTTTCCCAGCTCCCCGCGCCGCAGATCGTGGACGTGCCGGATTTTGAAACGTTGCTGGCAGAACGTAAGGCCAACTTTGTGGCGCTGTATCCGGCGGACGAGCAGGCAGCTGTCGCGCGCACGCTGGCGCTTGAATCTGAACCCATCACCAAACAACTGCAGGAAAGTACCTACCGTGAAGTTCTGCTGCGCCAGCGTATCAACGAGGCCGCACAGGCGGTCATGGTGGCGTATGCCCTCGGGGGCGATCTGGAACAACTCGCCGCCAACTATAACGTGAAGCGCCTGACGGTAACGCCCGCTGATACCGACGCCGTGCCGCCTGTTGCTGCCGTGATGGAAAGTGACGAGGCGCTGCGCCTGCGCGTGCCCGCCGCGTTTGAGGGGCTGTCCGTTGCGGGGCCGACGGCGGCCTATGAGTTTCACGCCAGAAGTGCGGACGGACGCGTAGCGGATGCCAGCGCAACCAGCCCGGCACCGGCGGACGTGGTGCTGACCGTGCTAAGCCGTGAGGGCGACGGTACGGCAGACAATGACCTGCTGGCCGTGGTTGAAAAGGCGCTGAACAGCGAGAGCGTGCGCCCGGTGGCGGATCGTTTGACGGTGCGCAGCGCCCAAATTATCCCATACAGCGTGGACGCCACAATCTTCCTTTATCCGGGACCGGAGGCGGAGCCGGTGATGGCGGCGGCAAAAGCCAGCCTGCAGAAGTACATCGCCAGCCAGACGCGGCTCGGACGCGATATCCGCCGCAGCGCCCTGTATGCCGCGCTGCATGTCGAAGGTGTGCAGCGTGTTGAGCTGGCGTCTCCGTTGGCTGATGTGGTGCTGGACAAAACGCAGGCCGCCTCCTGCACGCAGTGGAATGTGACCAACGGGGGCACGGATGAATAGTCTGCTGCCGCCTGGCTCAACGCTGCTTGAGCGCCGACTGGCGCAGAGCTGCAGCGGAATTTCCGGGCTTGAAGTGCCGCTGCGCGATCTGTGGAACCCGGCAACCTGTCCGGTCAGTTTCCTGCCGTATCTGGCATGGGCCTTTTCCGTGGACCGCTGGGACGAGAGCTGGGCGGAAAGCGTGAAGCGTCGGGTGGTGCAGGATGCGTTCTATATCCATCAGCACAAAGGCACAACCAGCGCCGTGCGTCGGGTGGTGGAGCCGTTCGGCTTCCTGATCCGCATTATCGAATGGTGGCAGACCGGCGAACAGCCGGGCACGTTTCGCCTGGATATCGGCGTGCAGGACCAGGGCATCACAGAAGAAACCTATCTGGAGCTGGAGCGCCTCATCAGCGACGCCAAACCCTGCAGCCGCCATCTGATCGGCATGTCCATCAACCTGCAGACCAGCGGGCCGTATATCGTCGGCGCGGCCACCTACACCGGCGAAGAAATTACGATTTATCCGTACATCAATGAAACCATTATTTCCGGCGGCACCGCCTATGAGGGCGGGGCGGTCCACGTTATTGACACAGTGAGAGTAAATCCATGAGCGCAAAATTCTACACTCTGCTGACGGAGATCGGCGCAGCGAAACTGGCTAGCGCCGCCGCGCTCGGCGTCCCGCTGAAAATTACCCAGATGGCGGTGGGCGACGGCGGCGGTGTACTCCCTACACCCAGCGCGCAGCAGACCAGACTGATTGCTGAGAAGCGCCGGGCCGATCTCAATATGCTGTACATCGACCCGCAGAACAGCAGCCAGATTATTGCCGAACAGGTGATCCCCGAAACCGAGGGCGGGTGGTGGATTCGTGAGGTCGGGCTGTTCGATGAAACCGGTGCGCTGATTGCCGTCGGCAACTGCCCGGAGAGTTACAAGCCGCAGCTGGCGGAGGGGAGCGGGCGCACCCAGACCGTACGCATGGTGCTGATTACCAGCAGCACCGACACAATCACCCTGAAAATTGACCCTGCCGTGGTGCTGGCAACGCGCAAGTATGTCGATGACAGGGTGCTGGAGCTGAAGGTATATGTCGATGACCAGATGGCAAAACACCTGGCTGCAGCCGATCCGCATTCGCAGTACGCCCCGAAAGAGAGTCCGACCCTGACGGGCATACCCAAAACGCCAACCGCACCGGCGGGAACGAATACCACCCAGATTGCCAGCACGGCATTTGTGCAGGCGGTGGTGGCGATACTCAATAACACGCTGGCACTGAAAGCGCCGCTGGCAAATCCGACCCTGACCGGAACGCCGACGGCACCCACTGCAGCGCAGACGGCTAACAACACGCAAATTGCTACAACGGCTTTTGTTAAGTCAGCTCTGGCTGCCCTGGTAGGTTCGTCCCCGGCGGCGCTGGATACACTTAACGAGCTGGCGGCAGCCCTGGGCAACGATCCAAACTTTGCCACAACGATGACTAATGCCCTGGCCGGTAAGCAGCCGCTGGACAGCACCCTGACGGCATTAAGCGGGAAAAATGTTTCGGGGTTGCTGCAGTATCTGGGCCTGGGAGAGGCGAAGTTTGTTACCAGCCGTGGAAGGAATGCTAATGGTGGATGGATTATTTGGTCAGACGGGGCCATTGAATTATATGGGATGAGTGGAGTTCATAACGCCGGGAAGGCCACCATCACGTATCCAATCGCACTACCTGAACTTTCAAGATATATCAGTATCGCTGAGCGTATAGCGAGTGACAGAAGTTCTAATGCGCTTCATGTCTCAATGATTATTGATAATGAAGTGACTGCCTCGGGGTTTACCGCTCGTTGCCAGCTATATGATGGCTCTGCATCATCAAACTCTTTTTCATGGAGGGTAATCTATGCGCCTGTTTAATCCCGTCACGATGACAGAGGTTTTGCCTGGTTTTCATGATATTACCGGTGCGATTGAGCTGCCGGAAGATAACTGGTTTTTCGTCACAACCGAAATACCCGAAGGAAAGCAATTATCTGTCGATGACAGTGGCGCACCTGTCCTGGTGACTGTTTCCGGCTAATCTGACCTATTAACTTCCCCGCGCCTGCGGGGATTTTTGTATCCTTCCATTGTCTCATTTACTTCACAATGCCCGTCACGTGCGCCGCGCGTAATTCCGCCAGAACATAGTCACACCCCCTCTATACCGGAGTGACTGCCTTATGGCTCAGGATTACCACCACGGGGTGCGCGTTGTCGAAATCAACGAAGGCACCCGACCCATTACCACGGTGAGCACCGCCATTGTGGGCATGGTCTGCACCGGCGATGATGCCGATGCGACGATGTTCCCCCTCAACAAACCGGTTCTGCTGACCGACGTTCTGACCGCCAGCGGCAAAGCCGGTGAGTCCGGCACGCTGGCACGTTCGCTGGATGCGATTGCCGACCAGGCCAAACCTGTCACCGTTGTGGTGCGCGTGGCTCAGGGCGAAACCGAAGCGGAAACCACCTCTAACATCATCGGCGGCGTAACCGCTGACGGCAAAAAAACGGGCATGAAAGCGCTGCTGTCGGCGCAGTCCCAGCTCGGCGTGAAACCGCGCATCCTCGGTGTGCCTGGGCACGACACACAGGCGGTGGCGACGGAGTTGCTGAGTGTGGCGCAGAGTCTGCGCGGGTTTGCTTATCTTTCCGCCTACGGCTGCAAAACCGTGGAGGATGCTATTGCCTATCGCACCAATTTCAGCCAGCGCGAGGGGATGCTGATCTGGCCGGACTTCATCAACTTTGACACCGTGCTCAATGCCGACGCGACCGCATATGCCTCCGCCCGTGCGCTCGGCCTGCGCGCCAAAATCGACGAGCAGACCGGCTGGCACAAGACGCTCTCCAACGTCGGCGTGAACGGTGTCACCGGACTGTCCGCTGATGTGTTCTGGGACCTGCAGGACCCGGCAACCGATGCGGGGCTGCTGAACCAGAACGACATCACCACGCTTATCCGCAAAGACGGCTTCCGCTTCTGGGGTTCCCGCTGCCTTAGCGACGATCCGCTGTTTGCCTTTGAGAACTACACCCGCACGGCGCAGGTGCTGGCAGACACCATTGCCGAGGCGCACATGTGGGCGGTGGATGGCGTGCTGAACCCGTCGCTGGCACGCGACATTATCGAAGGCATCCGCGCCAAACTGCGCAGCCTGAAATCGCAGGGCTACATCATCGGCGCGGACTGCTGGCTGGATGAGGCCGTGAACGATAAGGACTCCCTGAAAGCCGGGAAACTCACCATCGACTACGACTACACGCCAGTGCCGCCGCTGGAAAACCTGATGCTGCGCCAGCGCATCACCGATCAGTACCTGCTGGACTTCTCCAGCCAGGTCAGCGCGTAAGGGGACACCATGGCTTTACCACGCAAGCTGAAACACCTGAACCTGTTCAACGACGGGAACAACTGGCAGGGGATCGTCGAGTCGCTGACCCTGCCGAAATTTACCCGCAAGTTTGAGAAGTATCGCGGCGGCGGAATGCCAGGCTCGGTGGATGTGGATATGGGGCTGGATGACGGCGCTATTGATACGGAGTTTTCCATCGGGGGCACCGAGCTGTTGCTGTTTAAGCAGATGGGCAAAACTACGGTAGATGCCATCCAGCTGCGCTTTACCGGCTCTATCCAGCGTGACGACACCGGCGAAGTGCAGGCCGTCGAACTGGTTGTGCGAGGGCGTCATAAGGAGCTGGATTCCGGCGAGTGGAAAACCGGCGAGAGCAGCACCACCAAAGTGACCAGCACCAACAGCTACGCGAAGCTGACCATTAACGGCGAAGTGCTCTATGAGGTCGACCTGGTCAACATGATTGAAATCGTGGACGGCGTGGACTTGATGGAAGCGCACCGTAGCGCCCTCGGCCTCTGATTTATTTAACGGCGCGGGCAGCCGCGCCAGTACCCATTAACAGGACACGAACATGAGCGATAAACCAACCGAAAAGGCCGTGCAGCTGGATACCCCGATTCTGCGTGGTAAAACCGAAATCACGGAAATCATTCTGCGTAAACCGCAGTCCGGCGCGCTGCGAGGCACCCGCCTGCAGGCGATTATGGATATGGACGTCGGCGCAATGATGACGGTGATCCCGCGTATCTCCACGCCGACCCTGACTGCGCAGGAAATGGCGGAGCTGGACCCCGCCGATCTCACCGCGCTGTCGGTTGAGGTGGTGACTTTTTTATTGAAGAAGTCGGTGCTTGCCGGTTTGCCGACAGCCTGACGGTTGATGATCTGGTGGCGGATATTGCCACCATCTTTCACTGGTCGCCGTCCGTCACCGACGTTATGCCGCTAACGGACGTGCTGGAGTGGCGACATAAAGCCATTCAGCGAAGCGGGGCCAGCGATGAGTGACAACAACCTGCGCCTGCAGGTGATTCTAAATGCGGTTGATAAGCTCACCCGCCCATTCCGATCCGCGCAGGCCAGCTCAAAGGAGCTAGCTACTGCCGTTCAGCAAAGCCGCGCCCGCCTTAAAGAGTTAGATGCCCAGGCAGGCAGGATTGATGGGTTCCGTAAGGCCAGCGCGCAGCTGGCCGTCACCGGTAACAGCCTGAAAGCCGCCCGCGAAGAAGCGGCAAAACTTGCCACGCAGTTTACTGCCACCAACCGCCCGACGGCGGCGCAGGCACGGCTGCTGGAGCAGGCAAAAAGCCGCGTCTCCGACCTGCAGAGCAAATACAACGGACTTCGCCAGTCGGTACAGCGTCAGCGCCTTGCACTCAATGAGGCCGGGCTGGATACGAAGAAGCTCAGCAGCGCGCAGCGGGAGTTGCGGCAGAACGCCGACGAAACCCGGCAGGCACTGGATCGTCAGATGAAATCCCTGAAACACCTGGGCGAGCAGCAGGCCCGGATGAATGCGGTCCGCGATCAGTATTCCCGCCGTCTGGAAGTGCGGGACAGGATTGCCGGAGCCGGAGCAACCACCACGGCCGCCGGGCTGGCGATGGGCGCGCCGGTCATGGCGGCGGTGAAAAGCTACGCCAGCATGGAAGATGCCATGAAGGGTGTGGCAAAGCAGGTCAACGGCCTGCGCGATGATAACGGCAACCGCACCGCCCGGTTCTATGAAATGCAGGACGCCATCAAAGCCGCCAGCGAACAGCTGCCGATGGAAAACGGCGCGGTGGATTATGCCGCGCTGGTTGAGGGCGGGGCGCGCATGAACGTGGCGAACCCGAATGATTCCTGGGCAGACCAGAAGCGCGATCTGCTCGCGTTTGCCAGCACGGCGGCCAAAGCGTCCACGGCGTTTGAACTGCCCGCCGATGAGCTGTCCGAGGGGCTGGGAAAAATTGCCAGCCTGTATAAGGTGCCGACCCGAAATATCGAACAGCTGGGCGATGCGCTGAACTACCTGGACGATAACGCCATGTCAAAAGGCGCAGACATTATCGACGTGCTGCAGCGCATGGGGGGCGTGGCGGACCGTCTGGACTATCGCAAGGCCGCCGCGCTCGGCTCCACCTTCCTGTCCCTGGGCGCTGCGCCAGAAATTGCCGCCAGCGCGTCAAACGCCATGGTGCGCGAGCTGTCGATTGCCACCATGCAGAGCAAGCGCTTCTTTGAGGGCATGGACCTGCTGAAGCTTAACCCAGCAGAGATTGAAAAACAGATGACCACAGACGCCATTGGCACCATCCAGCGCGTGCTGGAGAAGGTCAACCGTCTGCCGCAGGACAAACGCCTGTCCGCAATGACCATGCTGTTTGGCAAAGAGTTTGGCGATGATGCCGCGAAGCTCGCCAACAACCTGCCGGAGCTGCAGCGCCAGCTCAGACTCACATCCGGCGGAGATGCGAACGGCTCGATGCAGAAAGAATCCGACATTAACAAGGACTCTCTTTCCGCGCAGTGGTTGCTGGTGAAAACGGGCGCGCAGAACGCGTTCAGTAGCCTGGGCGAAACGCTGCGCCAGCCGCTGCTGGATATCATGGAATCCGTGAAAGGCATCACCGGTGCGCTGCGCCGCTGGGTGGAGCAAAATCCGCAGCTGGCGGGCACATTGATGAAAGTGGCGGCCGCGACTGCAGCGATCACCGTTGTCCTCGGCACGTTAGCGGTGGCCGTGGCCGCCGTGCTGGGACCGCTGGCGGTGATCCGCTTTGGCCTGTCGATGCTGGGCGTGAAAACTCTGCCCTCCGTGACGGCTGCCGTATCACGCACTGGCAGTGCACTCTCCTGGCTGGCGGGTGCCCCGCTTTCGTTGCTGCGTCGGGGAATGGCGTCATCCGGCGGCAGTGTCGGATTGCTGAGCGCGCCGCTGAATGCCCTGCGCCGTTCTGCCGGGCTGGCGGGTAATGCGCTGAAAGCGGTTGCCGGGGCACCGCTGGTGATGTTCCGCGCTTCAATGGCTGGCTTTCGTAATGTTATCGGTACAGTGATGAACCCGCTGGCAGCGCTGCGTGGTGGACTCTCCGCCGTCGCTGGCGTGCTGCGCTTTCTGGTCTCCGGTCCGCTGGCCCTGCTGCGCGTGGCGCTGTATGGCATTTCCGGTTTGTTGGGCGCGCTGCTCAGTCCGGTAGGGCTGGTTGTGGCGGCCCTTGCAGGTGTGGCACTCGTTATCTGGAAGCACTGGCAGCCCATCAGCGCCTTTTTAGGTGGCGTGGTGGAAGGATTCAAAGCGGCTGCCGCGCCCATCAGTGCCGCCTTTGAACCGCTGCGACCCGTGTTTCAGTGGATAGGCGACAAAGTGCAGGCGCTGTGGGGATGGTTCACTGATTTGCTGGCACCGGTGAAATCCACGGCCGAAGAGCTGAGCAGTGCGGCGGCGATGGGCCGCAGCTTTGGTGAGGCGCTGGCCGAAGGTCTCAACATGGTGCTGCACCCGCTGGAGTCGCTGAAATCGGGCGTGTCATGGTTGCTGGAAAAACTCGGCATCGTCAGCCAGGAAGCGGCAAAAGCGAAGCTGCCGGAACAGGTGACGCGGCAACAGCCCGCGACGGTGAACAGTGACGGCAAGGTTGTGCTGCCGCCCGGCGGTTTCCCCTCGATGGGATATGCGGGGATGTACGACAACGGCGGGGCTATACCGCGCGGTCAGTTTGGCATCGTGGGCGAGAATGGCCCGGAAATCGTCAACGGTCCGGCAAACGTAACCAGCAGGCGACGCACCGCCGCGCTGGCGTCCGTGGTGGCCGGAGCGATGGGTGTAGCGGCAGCGCCTGCAGAGGCGGCACCGCTGCACCCGTTCAGTCTTCCGGTCAGGTCTCACCAGACGCAGACCGTGAAGGCGAACAGTCCTCCGCCGGTGATCCGCTATGAGATTAACGCACCAATCCATATCACCGCCCAGCCGGGGCAGAGCGCGCAGGACATTGCCCGTGAGGTGGCACGACAGCTCGATGAGCGCGAACGTCGGGCAAGGGCGAAGGCCCGCAGCAACTACAGCGATCAGGGGGGATACGATTCATGATGATGGTGCTGGGTTTATACGTCTTTATGCTGCGCACTGTGCCGTATCAGGAGCTGCAGTACCAGCGCAGCTGGCGGCACGCGTCCAACAGCCGGGTGAACCGTCGCCCGTCCACGCAGTTTCTCGGCCCGGATAACGACTCGCTGACACTGTCCGGCGTGTTGCTGCCGGAAATCACCGGTGGCAGGCTGTCCCTGCTGGCGCTGGAACAGATGGCGGAACTAGGGAAAGCGTGGCCGCTGATTGAGGGGAGCGGCACTATTTACGGCATGTTTGTGATTGAGAGTCTGAGCCAGACCAAAACGGAGTTTTTTGAGAGCGGTATGCCCAGGCGGATTGAGTTCACGCTTACCCTGAAACGGGTGGATGAATCGCTGTCTGAGATGTTCGGCAGCCTGAGCGACCAGCTCAGCAACCTGCAGGACACGGCGACCTCTGCGATTGGCAAAGTGAAAAATATGGCGGGAGGGTTGCTGTCATGAATCTGAATACCGAGCTGCTGGACCTGAACAGCAAAAGTCCGGCATTCAGTATCACCATCGAAGGCAAAGACGTGACGACGGTTATGGATGCGCGCCTGATGAGTCTGACGCTGACCGACAACCGGGGCTTTGTAGCGGACCAGCTCGATCTGGAACTGGATGATGCGGACGGGATGATTGTGCTGCCGCGTCGGGGCGCGGTGATCCATTTGGCGCTCGGATGGAAAGGCCAGCCGCTGTTCCCGAAAGGGGGATTTACTGTGGATGAGATTGAGCACTCCGGCGCGCCTGACCGGCTGACAATCCGCGCCCGCAGCGCTGACTTTCGGGAAACCCTGAACACCCGACGTGAAAAGTCCTGGCATCAGACCACAGTGGGCGAAGTGGTGAAAGAAATTGCCGCCCGCCACAACCTGAAACTGGCGCTGGGCAAAGACCTGACGGAAAAGACTGTGGATCACCTAGACCAGACCAACGAAAGCGATGCGAGTTTCTTGGTGAAGCTGGCGCGCCAGTATGGAGCGATTGCGTCCGTAAAGGACGGAAATTTACTTTTTATTCGTCAGGGGCAGGGGAGAACGGCCAGCGGCAAACCGTTGCCGGTCATCACTATCACCCGTAAAGCCGGAGACGGACACCGGTTCACCCTGGCAGACCGTGGAGCATACACCGGCGTGATTGCCAGCTGGTTGCATACCCGTGAACCAAAGAAGAAAGAGACCACGCAGGTGAAGCGCCGCCGGAAGAAAACCGCCGCGCCCAAAGAGCCGGAGGCGAAGCAGGGTGATTACCTGGTGGGAACGGATAAAAACGTGCTGGTTCTCAACCGCACCTATGCCAACCGCAGCAATGCAGAGCGTGCGGCAAAGACGCAGTGGGAGCGTCTGCAGCGCGGAGTGGCCTCATTCTCGCTGCAGCTTGCAGAAGGTCGGGCGGATCTCTACACCGAAATGCCGGTGAAGGTCAGCGGCTTCAAGCAGCCTATTGATGATGCGGAGTGGACTATCACCATGCTGATGCATACGGTCAGCCCGGATAACGGGTTTACGACCAGTCTGGATCTCGAAGTGAAAATAGATGAGTTCGACATTGAATGATTAGTTCCAAATTGAGAACAATGATGTATCATTATTGCGAACTGGTTAAGAGTGAGGGCTGAACGAAATGATGAATTGTCCGATGTGCGGTCAGGCCGCACATACACGCAGTAGCTTCCAGGTTTCCAGCGAAACCAAAGAACGATACAACCAGTGCACCAATATTGAGTGCGGGCATACGTTCGTGACACATGAAACGTTTGTTCGGTCTGTGTGCCGTCCGCAAAAAATCAGCGCCGCGCCACCTCATCCCAAAGGAATGCAGGAGCAATTAGCTTACTGATTATCGATGAATTTTGTTGAAAAGATAAATAATTGATGGGAGCACACTAAAATATACTGAATGTAGTTAAGAGCTTTCGCTGCATTTAATCTTCGAGATACTTTTGAGGAGAAAACCGACCCCATCTAACATCTCATTATTTATAGGTCGGTTTTTAATTTAACATCACACTTTCTTCTGATGGCTAATAATTTGATCACCTGATAATTATAATATATAGGGAAGTGTTAAGCTTACGGAATCTATCCTGCCTCAAATCGTGTATGCCAAGTACAGTTGAGCATCTACTATCACATCTGAACTTAGAACGAGGTCGAGCATGATTAATATTAATAGGAAAGCTCTAGCCCTAATTTCTGCATCAGTTTTAACACTGTTAATTGCAGTGCCTTCTAGAGCGGGTGGTTTATTTGGCGATTTTGTAAATATGGCCTGTGGGCAATGTGGTGCGGGAGATGCTTTAGATAAAGCCCATGATGAAATAAAAAAAACAATACCGCCATATAAAGACCTTGAAGAAGGTGCTTCTCACGCTGTTAATGAGGCATTAGTTCAGGCCACAGCACCAGTATTGCAAGAAGCCATTGCGCGTTCAAGAGATGATGCCCTTAAAAATGGCGTTAGCCCTGTACCGAATGATATCAAGAATAACCTTCGTGGCTTCATACCCGATAAAATTTTGGATGTTGCTATGTATCGCGTTCAGGGTGGGGGAGATTTATCATTACAAGTAAACTCAATCCGGTACGGTGAAGCGCAGGCTATTACACTTGATTATGTTATCGTTTTTAAAGATCAAAATGATGCGCTTTATAACCCAACACTTTGGGCGCATGAACTAACGCACGTACAACAGTATCAAGATTGGGGTTTGAAAGATTTTGCAATACGTTATGTAAGAAATTACAGAGATGTGGAATCTCCAGCATATGAACAAGAAACACGTTACATAGCTTGGGTAGGAGTCCGAAACTCTCAGCAGAATGCCTCAACAAATGGCGTGACAGACCCTAATTCATTAAACCGACCATTGTCTGTTTTTTCTAACACAAACACTTCTAATATGTGCGGCACATTTACAGGGACTTGCCCAGTAAACGGTACTGCTCCAGTTGGTACTCCTTGTTGGTGCAATACACAGCAAGGTCCAGTATCAGGTTCTCTCGTACCTACTGGTTTGATTACATACCCTGTCCCTCCGCCAGTACAAGTCGGATTACCATCAGGTAGTGGAATGCAAGTATGTGGTTGCTGGGGGCCTAATCCGGCAACTTTTGCAAATGAACCTAAATGTTCAAGCGGTCAAGTCAGAATCAATGTATGTGCTGGTCAATGCGCGCCTGGCCATCCTCCATACGCTTATGTATGCAACTGATATCTTCGATAGAAGATTAGAAAGCTGAGTAGGTTTCATAGCGTTGAAGAGAGTTGGTAACTCATAAAACGGCTGTCGCCATTTTGCCGCCATCGGAAAAGACAAAGGGGCTACGTTTTCACGTAACCCCTTGTTTTATTTGGTGGAGCTGGGGGGATTTGAACCCCCGTCCGAAATTCCTACATCCTCGGTACTACATGCTTAGTCAGTCTTTACATTCGCCTGGCACCTGCGGACAGACACGCCACTACCAGACTAGCCTGATTAGTTTTAACACTTCAGCCCCAGGCAGGACATCCATGCGATCTCTTTTGGGTTTGACCTCTCTTGATCCCCGTCCTAAGAGCGGAGGCTAGGGAGAGAGGGCTCTTAGCAGGTTATTAAGCTGCTAAAGCGTAGTTTTCGTCGTTTGCGACTATTTTTTTGCGGCTTTTTACGAGGCAAACCGCCCCTCGGCATGCACCTTGGGTTTCGCAAATCCCGTCGAATCCAGAATCAGCCCCAATGTGTTGAACCCAGTATACCAGAACTGGCATCGGTGATGCCAGCGTGGAACGATAAGTTCTTAAATCAGTGTGAAAAGTACAAAATTCAGGCAGAAATTAACGGCCTGCGTGCTTCATGATACGCGCTTTGTCGACCTGCCATTCACGGTCTTTCACGTCATCACGTTTGTCATGCTGTTTTTTACCCTTCGCCACGCCGATTTTCACTTTGCACCAGGCATTTTTCCAGTACAGAGACAGGGCGACGACGGTGTAACCTTCGCGGTTAATGCGGCCAAAAAGTGAAGCCAGTTCGCGCTGATTGAGCAGCAGCTTACGCGTGCGCGTCGGGTCGCAAACATAGTGTGAAGAGGCGACGGCCAGCGGCGTAAAGTTTGCGCCAAACAGGAAGGCTTCGCCATCAATCAGAATTACGTAGCTGTCGCTGATGTTGGCTTTACCTGCGCGCAGGGATTTGACTTCCCAGCCCTGCAACGCAAGGCCAGCTTCGAATTCTTCTTCAATGAAGTACTCATGGCGGGCACGCTTGTTCAGCGCAATGGTTGCCGAGCCAGGTTTGTGTGCTTTTTTCTTCGTCAT